CTTGATGGACACAGTACGCACAGAGTTTTGCTGGGTAGTCACCCAAGGATTGTCGGTCACTATGCTTACATTGCCCGTCTGACCGTAAGTTGGCACTTGAGCAGTTGAGTTTGCACCGCCAAGGGTAATGTTGACCGTTCCAGTTCCAGCAATTTCCGGCAGGGCTCGGTGGATGTACACCTTGGAACTGTAAGGAACAGGCCCTTTTTCAGTTTGCAAAACTACGTTGTTGCGTTCAAACAACGATGAAATGGCAGATCCGCTGAATGAATTACCTTGACCAGTCTGAACAAGTTGGGCGCTGGACACCCCGCCACGTCCGTAAGCAACGCATCTAGAGGCGTATTGGAAGCCTGAGCTATACACTGGTGCTTCACAGGCGTTACAAGCTCCCTGAACGTCTTTTGGAGCGTTCCAGACATTCAGGTCATACCGCCAAGCCAGCATCTTGTTGCACCAGCCAGTACTATTAAGATCGGGATAATAGATCTCAATTTGATATTTTTGTGTGTTGTTGACTACAAACAGCCGGTCTTGATAGGTTGAATTTAGGTTGGCAAAAAAGTAATTTCTGACTTTCTGGTTACCCAACGAATTGAAATTAGACCCGTCAAACACCCAAATATCACGACTGTCAATGCCATAGACGTTCTGATCAGTGTTGGCCCAGCAGTTGTTGTTCAGCAAACCACGGCCTTGATTGAACAACCGAACTCCAAAGATTGGGGCGGTGCTGCTTTGATAAGCAATAGGGCTAAACACTACGGTGTCCCAGTACGAGCAAACATAAAAGTTGCCGCCCAAGAAAAAACCATCAATCAACGGGCCACGCACGGGAACTTCTTGTTCGTTGGCAATGTTGGTCAGGGTGGGAACCCAAGTGGCTGGAACGCCGGTATTTGCAAATGCCTGTGACCATCTAACGGTTGTTGGGTAATTGACTGTGACGCTGGTATTTAAATCTTCGGTAATGTTGCCAGCAATCAGGATGTTGCCAACATTGGGTGAACAGAAGTTGCGAACAAACGCCGCACGGGTTGCCAATACACCAGTACCGTAGTTCCAAACATAACTATCCGGCGCTGAATCGTAAATTTGAATTTCAGTGTCGGTTGGTCGGTAGTACATCGGAGGACGCAAGGTGTCATTGATAAAAAACACACCGCCAACCCATGATGTCGTGATGTTTAAGTCATCGTTGTAACCGGACAATGCTGCTGCTGGATTGGCTCCAAAACCTGGGGTGATGTTGGTAATCCCTAAAGCTGTAATCTGATACCACTTGCCTTCACGGGTAGCCACAATGTAAACCCATGTTGCCTGTGTCCGAAAGTTGCCGTCCATGAAAATGGTGTTGCCTGGCACTGCCGACAAAATGGTTTGTTCACCACTGACCTTTTTGATGCCACGCACGTCTGCTTCTACGTTCAAACCGCTGTTGTACTCGTTTGGGCCCAAAGCATTGCTGGGCACATCGGGCGTGAAACTCATGTTCAGGAACGGGGTTCGCAGACGAGTGTAATCAGACATAGTGTTCCTCGGTCGTATCCCCTTGATTCTAGAGGTTTTTGGCCTGTATGTGAGGGATGATTTCCACTGGCAACAAGAAGCTGTCAATGTTGAATTCAGTGGCATGCCACCACAAAAACTGGTTTGGCGTTAAAAACCGGCGGTCTTTAAGCAAATTGATGTTTTCCGGATGTCCAAATATCAGCGGATCGGACACTGACCAGAGCACTACGCCTGGTTTGTTTTCTGTCCAGCAAAGGTGCTGAAAAAAACTATCCACACCCACCCATGTCCGGCATTCTTTAATCAGGTTGCGGAGTTCTGCAATAGGCAGATCACACCTGAAGTCATCAACCAATTGCCTTTCGCCAGTTACGCCAATTTGAATAATTGGTTCATCAATCATGGCAATCAATGCTTGCCAATATGGAAAGTTCTTAGGGTTTACCTTACCTGATGGCAAGGCTTTGGAAAATGGATGGATGATGATCATAAGTACATCTTTTCAAAAGCTTCTTGCAGACTTCCCTTCCATTTCCATTGATCCATCTTTTTGTAGATGTTCCATTGTTCGATGTCACCATACAAAGACATGGCGGTGGCAATTGACTCGCCTTGGATGACATCAGTATAACAAGTAAACACTCGTGCATTCTTGATCTTAAGAAGAACCTTGCTAAACACAATGTGGTCGCCCAAACCGCAATTCAGGACAACAATTGTGCCGTTTGCCATAGCAAGATAATTCTTGAATATCTGGTTGTCATGGTCATACAGTGACGGGTCTTTTTCTGTCCTGATGCCGCCATGTGCGTCTTTTAAATGCCATGAAATTGCATTGGGCACGACAAACAGCTTGTATCCCTTTTGATGCAGTCCATAGGTGAATATGGTTTCTTCTCGAAATCCAACTCTGGACAAGCCAAGGTTGTAATCATGGACACCGGCACGGTAAATAAACGATTGGTAAAGATGCTCAACCCGTTTCTTTTCTTTGATCAAGCCCCATTGAATGTTTGGCTCTTGATCAATTTTTTCAATCAAGCCGGTTGAATTGAAATATTCCAATGGTTGTGGTGGATTCATGATTGTGCCGCCAACAGCGCCAACATCGTCAGCAAGATGCTTGCAAAGGGTTTCCAATGCATTTGGTTCAGGCACAGCATCATCATCAACGCGCCACACAAACTCATAACCCATTGTGTTTGCTATCTGGTGGATATGGTGCTGGCCTTTCTTGTGAGCGAACAGCCATTCCCAAGCAATGCCTTTGCTGTCCAACACATAAAACAGGTTTTGATACAGACCTTTTTCCCGCATGTCCTTGGGCTCATCATTGTCATCAAAGATGATCAGCTTGTCTGGCAATTGGGTCTGATTCATGATTGCCGTAATAACCAAAGGAAGAGTGGTGAAGTATCTGCCTCTAGTGGCAATAGAACAAAGTACCTTACTCATTGTCCCACCGGCAAATCATTAGGTTGCAAGGATTGCTTTGAGTGATGCGCTCAGGCGTGTTTGAGATTGCGCCAGCTTCATTAATGTAGTGAAACTTGAAGCCAGGAAAATGGCTTTTGTTTAAACCATGCAATTTGTGATGCGGCCCCCAAAAACCAAAAGGCTCATTCATGGGCACGGTAATCAACAGTCGATTGCAATGTTGCTTAAGTCTTTCAACAACTTCAAGTCCATTGTCCAGATGCTCAATGACTTCAAAAGCCACAATGGTGTCGTACTGTTCCAAACAAAACTTGTTGATGTCTGCATTAACAAAATTGGTTTTGTATCCCCAATCTTGTTCTCTTGCTACATCAATGATTATTGGGTCGTAATCAACACCTGTGTAGTCAATATTTTTAGGAAAAAACTGAATGCCATATCCGCTTGAGCAACCTATTTCAAGTATTCCTGTGCCAACAAGATTTTGGCTTGCGTACTGGTATCTTGTCACTTCCCTTGGAAAAACTTGATCGCCTTTGAGAAATACCGCTCGTTCCCAATGGTTAGACAAGCGCCAGCGATACCAATCGTAGTTGTATTTCTTGGCAAGCTTAAGTGAGTTGCGGAGAAATATGTTGTTCCAACCTTGAACCAAATCTGGGTCATGCATTGTGCCTTCACCCTTGTGGTAGATTGGAAAGCCACCAACATACTGAAAACCTTCCCAAGTCTTGTTCAGCACTTCAATAACTTCAAATCCTTCTTTTTCAGCCTCAATGCAGAATTCAGTGTCTTCTCCACCACCAACCCCGTACTCTTCGTTTAACAAGCCAATCTTGTCAAATACCTTGCGGTGAATCATTACGCAAAAGAAAACAGCAAAGTATCTTCCTGCTGGCTCTGACATTCCTTTAATGATGCAAGAGATGCCGCACTTAGGATTTTTGAGTGGCTGCTCAAAAAGATCAAGCCAATAATTTTTTACTTGATCAAGCAAGACAGTGTCGTTGTTGAGCAAAATAATCTTGTCGGCAGTGCAGAGCTTGATTCCAATATTTGTGGCTTTGGAATATCCAAGCGGATCAGCATCCCATGCAATTATCAAATGTGGAATTGCTGTTTTTAAATACCGAAGATACTCAAACGTGTTGTCTGTACATCCATTAGCTGACACAACCAACTCTACGTCAGTCATGTCAGTGTATTTAATAATGGAGTCTATGCAGGGCTTTAAATATTTTTCACAATTGTTGTATGTCGGAATGACAATACTGTATTTCATGCTTTTCAATCCTATGTTGTGGTCAATTCAATTTTGCTTTCAATTCTTTAATTTCTGCTTCAGCAACAATTAATCGTTGTGCAAGCTGAATACATGCTACCAAAGCTGCATTACCGTAAGCCAATGACAACATGCCATCTTCTTTTACTCCTACTGCTTCAGGTAAAAACTTTTGAATGTCTTGAGC